ACTGGATGCGCGAAGTGGACTATGCGACTTACTGCCCGAAGTGCAAGAGCTTCAAGGTGCTGGAGACGGATGAACCCTGCAACGGGTGCCTGACGGAGTGTGCGCGGGAGGGTACGGTGAAGCCGGCGAAGTTTGAGGAGAAGACGCGAAAATAACGGGCTCCTTTATGGAGGTGAGATAAATGGCAACAAGAGATTGGAGCAAAGTGGATTGGACCAATAACGAAGACAATAATCTTATCCGTGCATTTCTTGCAGATTCTGATAATATTATGAATTGTGA